GCGGCCAAAGTCGCGGGAGTTTTGAACGGCCCGCAAAAGGCGAATAGTGGTTTCGGGTAGGTTCATTTGTTCATTTGAGTTTTCAGGTGAGCAATCCGCATAGCCTTGTAATTTTCATAAGGCATTCGCCCCGCTTTCGGCAAATCCGCCCATTCCATTTCAATCATTCGCAAAACGTATTCGTCCGGTTCAAATTCGCCAGGGGAAAAACCCTTTTTCAATTCGCCTTCAACCAAAAAGGTATTAGCGGTTCCCTGTATTAATTCTTTCAGCGAATCGGGCATTTCAATTGCATTCGGATTGCTTTGCTCAATTCGCTCAAGGTGCGCCCGGCGCGACCTTTGGGCCACAACTTCACCCCGCACATCGGCGTATTTTTCAAACCATCCACAAACTACACTAACATCCAAACGGTCGTATAATTCGCCGTACTTGCCTGTTACTCCGCTATTCATCACAAACCTAACTTCGCCGATTGTCAGCCAATACCAATTTGCCAAAATTTCACAGGCCAAAAAATCAATTTGGTGCGATTGCAGGTTCTTTCCTACGTTCAGAAGCGCCGCCGCTTGCGCGATTATTTCAGACACCGATGCCACCGCCACCCCATTGCCGTGATACTTCTTCACAGTTGAGATTGCCGGGAAAACATCGCTCATCGCCTGGTCCATGTTTGCGGGACGGATGCGGGGCAGGTTTTGCGGCAACGCAAGCAGCGAACTTTGCGCCTTCGCTTCATCGAAGTTATTTTGCGCCTGTAATGTAGTCCATCGGTTTATCGTCTCCGTTGAAAGCCCGTTGCCAGCGGTCGAAAGTATCTTTTGCAAGGTTGAGGTGTTGGGCTGTTGCTTTGTTAAGCCCGTGTGCGGGTTGTGTTCCATTTTTTTCAGATTTAGGAGGATAAATGCCCCGGTAAAGGTTTCCGATAGAATGTTCGATCATTGTGGCCGCGCTGTCGCTGCTGCCGTTTGTTTCTTTGAAAAGGCTGCGAAGTTTTATTAATTCGCTCGCTGCGCTCTTATACCGCTCCCTGTGTTGATCGTATTTGTATTTTATCCACTCCGACCATGCCGCCCGTGCTTTTGCCGGGTCGTTGAAGTGTGTGAACGCTTGCTCGTTTTCCGGGTGAATTTGCGGCTCGTTCGTTCGCGGGTTTTTCGTTTTGCTCCTGCCGGTTTTTACAGGTTCGGTTTGCGGCTCAATAATGTCATGTACCGTAATTTCGGGATGTTCCGGCCCGGTTATCGAAACACGGATCGCGCCCGGCCCGCCGCCCCCTGGTGAAGTAGGTTGAGAAGGGGTTGCTTCTAAGGAAAAGTTTTCAGGCAATTCAATTTCTGCGATTTTTTGAAAAGGGGGGCAGAGCGGGTTTCCCGCGTTGTCTTTATTTTGTATTTCTTTTTTGTATTTATCTTTTATATAGGATGCTGGTAAACCCTCTTTACTACCTGGTAAATCCTCTTTACTACCTACCCGTAAACTGGGTTTACTACCTGGTAAACTGGGTTTACTACCATCTACCGGTAAACCCTCTTTACTACCTGCCAAATAAAATCGCTCGTTTATTATTTTCATCCGGCTCCTTTCGCCCGGATTCCGATCTACATTCAAATACCCCAATCGCTCCAAATTATTGATATAATAGGTAACATTTGGGGGTGTGCAGTGCAGCCATTCCGCAAAATGCTTTCTGCCAGCATAGCACCAACCAGTTTCTTTGCTCAATGCATCCACCTCTCCCAAAATCATTTTTTCGGCGGGTGAAAGTTCTTTTGATAGCCAAATGTTGGCAGGGATAAAAACCCCGGTAAAAACGTGCTTTGCCATTTCAGGTGCAATAAAAAAGCGCCTATCAGAGTGCGGGTCAGGTTGTCAAGCCTGAAGCGGGGGAAGTCGTAAAACCCCCTTTGCCCGCGCTCTCATAAGCGCTAATATTAAAAATTCGATTCGACTTTTTAAAACCGGGTGACAGCCGGTAGGCTCTTTAGCCTTCACAAAGATACATCAATTTTCTATTTCCTCAAATTCCTCTCCAAAAACTTCAATCGGTTCGTCTGCATCCGTCCTGTCGAGCGCCTTTTCAATCACTTCCATTTTCCTAACAAGGGTTTCCGCCATTTTCGCATCCAGGGATCCGTCAAAAACAAGTTGCTGAATCAGCGCGTTGCCCTCTTGCCCGATACGGTGAATCCTGTCCTCTGCCTGTAACATATTCGCCGGCGTCCAATCCAATTCAGCAAACAGCATTTTTTGTGCAGCCGTCAACGTGATACCAACTCCGGCGGCATGAATAGAGCCGATGAAAACCTTGCAGGACGGGTCGTTTTGGAAGCGGTCAACGTTCGCCGACTTTTCAACCTCGCTCATTCCGCCGTATAACTTCACCGCCGAAAGTCCAAATTCCGCCTGCAATTGGTCAACCACTTCCCGGTGATGCGCCATAACCACAACCTTTTCGCCTTCTTCGACCATATTCTTAACATACTCCACAGCGAACGGAATTTTTGCAATTGCCAATTCCTTGCGGATTGCCGCCATTTCCGTAAAGGCTATGTTGTTCGCCTGTCGTAATTGCCCGATTGCCGCTTTGTAGGCGCTTTCATCCCGCTGTTCTTTTGCGCTCCTTACAGCCGCCCGTAGCCGCTTCATTTCCCCTTCAAATTTCTTTGCCTGTTCGGTTTCCTTTTTAATCAGGCCCGAAACCGAATCAGACGGCAGTACAACTACCTGCCGGGTTTTCGGCGGCAATTCTTTCAACACATCTGCCTTCAACCGGCGTATCATTCCGCTTGCCCTTAGGAGGTCTTGAAGTTCATCCAGGTTCGATGCCCCGGAAAAGTCCCATCCCCAACCTGTATTAACCGCCGCGCAATACCGCTTTGCAAAATGCCACATATTTGAAAACACCGACGGCCAAAGGAACGAAACCAAAGGGTAAATTTCAATCGGGCGGTTTGTTATCGGCGTTCCGGTGAGCAGGATTTTCTTTGCCGCTTGTATGGGTTTTGCCGCCTTCCCGCCTAACAGCGCCATTGTGCGCTGCGCTTTCGGGTTTTTCATGTAGTGCGCTTCATCGGCTACAAACAAATCCCAATTCACCGCCCGCAATTCTTTTGCAAATTTGGCGGCAATGTCGTAATTCATTACAACGATCTCCACGTTTACCGGGAATGCCTCACCAGAATTTAAGACGTGGATACGGTACGGTTTAACCAGCCAACGTTCCAATTCTTTTTTCCAGTTCAGTTTAAGCGTTGCCGGGCAAACGATCAACACTTTTTCCGGGTTGGTTTGGTTTATCACCCCGATTGCCTGAATGGTTTTACCTAACCCCATTTCGTCGCCGATAAACGTGCTTTCCCGATTGCAAGCGAAGGCTATGCCAGCGTGTTGATACGGGAAATAGGTTTTGCCGTCCGGCACGGGAATTTCTACGCCGTGCGCGATTTCCGCCGAACGGGACATTTCTATTTTTTCACCCACCTTGTCAAGTTCGGAAGCAGCGTTTTCGTCGGCTTTGTCCCGGAACTTTTCAGCGATTCCAGGAACGGTTGTAATCCACCTTTTTTTAGCAGGCTCCCACCGAAAACCGGCTTCCTTTATTTCGTCCTTTTCGTCGAAGGAAGAAACCATTTCCCATCGATTGTTTTCATAAACGAGTTTCATTGTCTGAAATAAAAATGCCCTTTGTGCTGTCTGCGAGGGTTTTGGAAAACCTGCACCGGGGGCTATCCCGATTCTCGCAGACACCGCAAAGGGCAGTGTGAAAAATACTCTTTGCTCATAGCCGAGCGATTTTGTAAAATCCAGGGTTTCCAATCCCGGAGCGCCAACGTTTTGGCGGCTTAAAGATAACTACTTATTTCAATCCAGCAATGATTATGCCGGAAAATCTTTTCAAAAAAAGCCCCAATCTTTGCAGACCAGGGCTAAGTATAAACCCCAAAAAACCAAATGAAAAATCTTTCAAAAAGCCGCCCACCTTACGACAGGCGGAATTTCCCAAAACCCAATGAAAACAATTTCTTGAAACCAACTGTGGGGGAGCCTTAAACTATTACCGATCACCTGTTTTATAGCGTTTCGGGAATCCAAAACAGAAAACCTATTCCCGACCACATTGCCCCGTCACTTAACCGGACGTGCTATCGCGCTAATCGGATTCGTCGCAGCCCTTTGGCGTGTTCCCCCTTCTTCGTTGGTTGCGTTGTGGAGCGGGCAGGTATTGAACCTGCTGCCTCCGTAAACGGTGTTCTATCCAAAAGAACTTCCGCCCCTGTTTGGGTCTCTCCCCAAT